AACTTATTTGTAAGTGGGTGGCGTCCATTCGTAGGGTGGACTTGTGGAATAGCTTTATGTTATCACTTCGTATTGCAACCCTTTTTAATGTTTGTACTCTCATCTACTGGGAATCCTATGGAACTCCCAGTATTCGATATGAGTACATTGACAACAGTACTTCTTGGAATGCTCGGTCTTGGGGGGATGCGTTCCCTAGAGAAGATAAAAAAGTCAGCATAGTGGTAAATCAAAAACAAGTTAAAGAACTAATTTTTGAAGTATGTAGTAAGTTAGGAGAAAGATATTCTTCTGATACCGCAGTTGAATTAGTATATAACACAGGACTGGTGGAGAGTAGATATGAATATATTAAACAAATTGGTCCAGGACCTGCTAAAAGCTTTTGGCAAGTTGAACCAGAAACAGCCGTTGATAACTGTAAGAACTTTATTGCAAACCGCCCTGAGCTGGTTAAAAAAGTTGCTTCAATTCTTAATATTGACCCCAGGTATATTGTTGAGCCTGACCCTGTATTTTGGGACTGGATGCTTCATACTAATAACGCTGCTGGTATTTTACATTGTAGAATTAAGTATTGGAGGATTCAAGAACCTTTACAACCAGGCGTTGATGGACTAGCTTATTACTGGAAAAGATACTACAACACAGAGCAAGGTGCTGGAACAGAAGAACACTTTAAAGATATAGTTTATAAATACCAAAAATAAAATGGCAAAACAATCACATAATATAAAAAGGTTTGATGCAGGTCTAAATAATAAAGACTCTCAAAAAGATTTAACAGATGGGTTTTTAGCAGAAGCTACTAATGTTAATATAGGACACCTAGGTAAGATAATTACCACTGGAAAACTTGCTAATCTTGGTAGTACATATACCTTGACAGATGATGGTGATGCTGCAATACAACCAGGATATGGATTGTTTAAGTTTAGTAGTGACATCACACCAGGTGGTGGAGCCGCAGCTGCAGAATATCTAGCTTATACATCTCCAAAGGGAGAAGTGTTCTTAAGCACTAGTGCTACGTTTGGTAGTGGTGCTGTATTTGATTCTGCTGTATATCAAGCAGATGAAAGTACTGCGAACTTATTAGCAGAAGCTTTAGATAATTCTGAGACAGCAGTAGATGTAGACTTTGGTGGAGCTTTTGATATAGGAGATGTATTTAAAGTAGGTACAGAAAAAATGATAGTCACTGCTATAGCAGGAAACACTTTAACTGTAACACGAGGATATAATTCAACTACAGCCGCTGCACATAATGACAATTCTACAATGACAACATCTACTTCCTTATTAATATCTGGAAGTGCTACAGATGCACAACCAGTATATTATTATGCTGATGGTGGATTACGTATAGCAGATTCAGACTTTGGTAATACAGGAAACGAACAGATAGTATTAGCTAGAATTGAAAAAACCAATGACGAACATCCAGATGTTTATGCGGCAGCAGTAACAGACCAAATGAAATTTTATAATGGAGGTTTATCTGCACCACTTACAGCAGACTTTGAATCTCTAGCTTCACCAGTAGACGAGGAAGATGGAGTAGAAGATGGCTCTGCACCCTCTACAGCTGGAGCAGAATTTAGATTTAAACTTGCATCTACAGGTACTGGCAGTAGTAGTAGTAGAGATGATGGCTTATGGCCAGAAGGTGCTTATGTTATAGGAGTTTCTTATGTGTACTTTGGTGGACAAGAATCTTTATTGTCAAACCCTTTTAGTCCTGTTACAATAGCTGATGCACAATATTTTATAACTAGTATGTCTATTAAAGATGATAGTCTTAGTTCTTTTTTACAGGGAATGAGAATTTATGTAAAGAACTATAACAACCCAGACGATGAGTATAGACTGCTACTTGATGTTAACTTCGAATTAGGCTCAAGAGTGTCCTTAGCGGATGAATATGACCCATTCATAGACAAGTCAGGGTATGTGGTAACTAACGATACTAACAATCCTGATACAGATGCTACCTCTTACCATATTAAATCTCCTGCATTAGATACTTATTCTACTATTAATGGATTTTTGCCAGAAGAAAAAGCAATTACATTTAATGGAGCTGAAGCGTATGCATATAAAACAGCTACAGTTGCTAATCAAAGAGCTTTTGTAGGTAATGTATTATATGTTAATGACGAAGGAGTTCCAAAAGAAATGGGAGATAGAATACAATATACTCCTGTTAGAAAGTATGATACGTTTCCACAGACATACTACTTAGATGTAGGAACAAATGATGGAGATGCTATTGTTAAACTCATAGAGTTTGCAGATAGACTATTTGTATTTAAAAAGAATAAATTATTTATTATTAACATTGCGTCTGGTTCTGATGCTGGTTGGTATGTAGAGGGAGAGTTTGAAAACAGAGGTATCAGTCACCCTGCTGCTGTGGCTAAATCAGACTTAGGATTAGTTTGGGTAAACGAAAATGGAATGTTTAGTTTTTCAGATACTGTGAACAAACTAAGTGGTGCTATAGATGAAGATAAGTGGGCAACTAATATAGTTGCTACAAGCTGTTCTGTTGGATTTATACCAAAAACAAATCAAATATTAGTTATAGGAGACTCTAGTTCTACTGACAGTAAAGGATATATATACGATGTTGCAACAAAGTCTTTTGTTAATATAAACGATACCAATGCTTTAGTAAGTAAGAAGACAACCAACTTAGTTACTTATAATCAAGAGCTAGTATGTATGGAATTAACCACAGGAACAACCGCTGGAGCAGGTACTGATGATGTCTATACCGTTAAAAGATTTGACACAGACCCACAAGCACAAACAATAGATATACAAACTGCAGAGATTGACTTAGGAGAACCTTCAGTAGATAAAAAGTTTTACGCAGTTTATGTGACACATAAGAATGCAGATGATTTAGTAATTACTGGTGGGTTTGAAGGTGCTGCACCAACAACAAACATCTTTGATTCTAATACATTTTCAACTAGCAGTTCAATGGTAACTACAAAGTTTAAAGTAGCTAGTGGTTCTAGGGTTAAAAAGAAATCATTACAGTTAAAGATAGCAGGAGATTCACAATCTGATTTTGAAATACAAGATATAGCAATAGTCTTTAGGTCTAGGGGAGTAAGAGGATGACGTTAGTTAAAGGAAGAGCCGTAGCTGGAACAAGCAAACAAATTAAACGTGGACCCGTATCTGTTAATCAAATGAAAAATGGTGAAGAGATATTACAATATCACAAAGGAAGACTAAAAGTAATACGAAAAGAATTTGGTAAAATATTTGAACTAGAGTATAGTAGTCCAGAATTAAAAGAATTAAAAACATTTGCAAAGTATTCTGATATAAAGAAACCTCAGAGAGATGCTATTAAAATTATTAAAGAAGGTGTTAGAGTTGCTAGAACAGGTAAAGCATATTTTGCAATAGCAGAGGACGAAGATGCAGCTTTAGAGACTGGAGAAACACGATTAATTACAACCGGTGCTGGTGCAGGAAAGATGTTAATACCGTAGTATGAATAATACTACACAAACTAATAGTATATTTAATGGAGTAGTTCTTGCATTCATAGAGGATAAAGTGTTAAATTTATCCCAAAGGTTTATTAAAAAATATAGAGGGGAACACCTAGATGTCCTTTAGTCCTAGAGTTCATAAGAAAAATAACATTAAGTACAGTAATTCTGCATCAAATGCACTTCTTAATTTAGCACAAACTAAAGCAGCTGAAACTATTATACTTGAGAATATGCTTCAATCAAGATTAGATAAGATTGAAAGGGCTAAGAAGAAGGGTAAGAAGTTTGGAATGTTTAAAAACATTGTGAGTAAAATTATTCCAGGCAAGATAGATGATGCTATACTAAGCATTGCTGATGCTGCATATAAAGATAGGTTAAGGTCTTCCGCTTTTGGAGGTATCGATACAGGTGGAGTGACTTTATTAGCAGACGCTGCAAGAGAGATTGACTCACAAGCTAAAGGATTTTCAAAAGACTTAATGAAAGATATGAAATTCTCTGCAAGTGCAAAGAACTTTGTGTCTCAAAAAATGATGGCTCAACTAGCAGAACTTCCTGAAATAAAACAAGCCCAAGATAAATTTAATAGTTTAAGTCTTAAAGAAAAATTTATGCCTAAGAATATGTTAGACTATGTTAAGTCTGCCAGTGATACTAGTGCTAAGTTTATGAAAAATCCTGTAGGCTTTATGAAACGATATGAACGAGACCCAATCACAAAAGAATTACAATATGCGGGAACTACAGATTATGAAAAATATTTATTGGCAACAACAGACAAAGAAAAGAATGCCTTTTATGAAAGTTATAAAAGAAAAAGAGATAAAGCTGGGTTATCTAGTGACCTTTTCCTTGAAGGAGAAGAATACGATTCAGGGATAGCTCCTGGCTCGAATGCCTTACTTGGTGTAACCTCAGAAGATGATGATTTAGTAGACGATTTTACAATAGAGGAAACTCCTCTAGATACGTTTGAAACTTGGGAAGCTCCAGCTCCTATGACAGCATTAGATGTTATTACTCAAGAAAATGATGCAGGTAGTTTAATGTTGGACAATACTTTATTACAAGATATAAAACAAGGGTTACCTGAACCTACAAGACCAGCTATACAACTCTCTCAAGAGATAGATGATATGGCAGAAGACTTACTTATACAACCTAATAGACCAGAAGTGGGTATACCATCAGAAGCATCAGAAGGAATGATGGGAGATATAAACCTTGGTCTACGAAGTGTTGGTGGTAGAGGTTATCAAACA